ACATCTGTGGACTAGGTAATACATCATCCTTTATAAGCTCTGCAATATCATATTCAGTTTTTGCAGCTGCCACTCTAAATGCAGTAGCAAGACCTGGATGCAATGGCATAGGTGGATTGCTTAAATGACTCCAATCATAGCCTGTAGATTCATTACATACTTTAACAGGGAACTTTTTAATATCTCTGGCAATATAGGTGCAAAATTGACCATCGTCATGCAATATCTCTAAATCGCCTTCATATCTTCTGCCAGTTTCTTCTGCTGCTTCTCGTCTAGCGCAATCTTCTAATGTTTCGCCTTCAATTTGATGTCCGCCTGGTACGCACCACATATTTGGATAATCGCCACCATTACCTCTGCGAACTAATAGAGTTTCATTGCTTTCAGTCAAAAATAAGATTCCAGATGCTCTACCTTCAGCCCCTGCCATTTTATCTATTGGTTTCTCATCAACTGCTACAACTGATCCTTCAACTGCTGAATCTGGTACGCAATTAGGCACTTCTTTGCCGCCTTTTTCCTTCATACCTATTTGTTGATAACCTTCCCAGCAAGGGTCAGCATCTTGACCAAATCTAGGTACAGGCTCTCCAGCTCTTACCATGATTTCATTCTCATTCATGGTCTTTACTTTGTCTAAAAGAGTATCTGTCTTATAGGCTCTAAGGATTTTTGCGATTTCCGCAATTTCACCCTGTACATTTTGCAATTCTTCTCTTGGATCTGCAATTTCTTCTTCTACTTTTGCATTTTCTGCAAATTTTTTAGGAGTAAGCAATACTGGAGCTGATAATTCATCTTCTCCATGCTTAATAAACTTCTTAGCAACTTCTTTAGGTATTCCTATATTGGATTTACCTTTAGCGGCTGCATACATAGCTTTTCTTTGTTTTTCTGACTCAAAGGGCATAGAAATTCCTAAATTTTTAAAGATTGTAAGGCTTTTTCGCCTTTATTTGTTAATAAATCTTTAACTTGCCTTAAATTATACAGGTAGGTGTAGTTGCATCGACAGTAAACTTCTTCGCCTGGCTGTGTAATTTCATCGGTATAACCATTAGGGGCTGAAATATATCCTTTTTCTACTGCCCAACTATCTTTGATCGCATAAATCTTCTCATCTCGCTCTTTATGGTCTTTTCGATAGTTGTAATTGAGTTCTTTCCAGTGTGAATGCCATCTAGCTGCAATAGCGCCATTATCAATAGCTACTATGTCATTAATATTGGCTACAAGCTTATGAGTCTGGTCGATAATGACTCGTCTTTGCTCAAATTGTATTTTGCCCAGAGCTTTACGGATATTTTTCTTTTCTTCTGTTTTATCCACAGCATCTGATCCGCCTTTAGGGATAGAAGTCGCCCATCCTTGAAATCTTCTCAAGGTATTAGATATAGCTTCTTCTCGATTGAATTTAATAAGGTCTGCTGAAGCCATAATTCTACGATCAAGCTCTGATCTTAGTTTAGGCTTAAGCTTTTCTATATCAAATTTAGATACATGGGATGATATAAGACCGCCTTTAGTTACAAGTCGGTTATAGGCTGTTTCAAGTGCCTTTTTTAGTTCTCTTTGGATTTGTGCTTCTGGGATTAACTCTTTTAGTGCTGCCTTATGGATCTTTTTCATCCAATCATCGATTCTTTTCTTAGAATCAAAGCCATGCTCTATGATGTCATTGACAGCAGCAGTTAATACTTGGAAAAATGTCATTTTGTTACTTCTTGAGATTCTTCAGCAGCTTCTTCTTCTGGTGATTCAGGTTGCGGATTATCTTCGTGATTCCATGCCCCAGTTTTAAGCAATCTTTCATCTTCATCGCCTGTTGGGTTAAAAAAATCATGCTCGCTTACTGGCGGTATTTTAAAATTTGGATCTTTTGGTATTGGTAGCATTATTTTGTCCTCATAAATAATTCATCTACATGATCTTCAAGTTCTTTAGGTAAAGTACCTCTTACATAATCAGGCGCAGTTACCATAGCTGCTAATTCTGCATCTGTTTCCTTAATATTTTCTGTGGCATATTCACTAATATTAGTCTTAATCCACTCTCTCATATTGCCATAGTTCTTATCAAACTGTTTATCTAATATGGCTTTTAATTTAGCTGGAGAATTAATATGAGGCTGCATTCCTAAAGCATGGGCTAATTCATGGACAATAGTTGCTCTAGCTTGATCTTCTGATCCGCTTGATACTGTCCATCTAGGTTTACCTTCTTCTTTTCTTCTTTGAGCATATTTAGTCTGTTCAGGATCTGTTTCAAGTCTTTTTGTAGTAGATAGTGAAAAATAACCAACTCCATTGCTTTGCCAAGCATGACCATTAGCTCTGCCTGTAGTTCCAGCTGCAAATTGTACATTGCCTTTAGCTAAGGCTTCTTTGACATTAAATCCTAATGATTCCATGTGAGTTAATGCTGAATCTACATGACCTAATAGTTTTCTTACAGCTTTTCCACCTGTTGATCCGCTTGTAATGTCATAAGGTGTATGGCTTCTTATATTAGCCCCAGCAACTGATCTGTATTTGCCAATTAATTCATTATATTTATTTTTATAATCTTCTGCATTAGGATCGCCTTGCCTTCTAGCTGATACATAATTTTTCCATGCTTTATCAGCTTCTTTTTTAGCTTCAGATCCATTAGCAAAGCCTAAATTAAATTTACTTCTAAAATGATTATCAATTTCTTGAACTGATTGAGTAGCAAACATAGCTTCTTTTGCAGCTTTAGATTTTCCTTCTTCTGTTTGAGCAAATTCTTTCTTTTTAGCCCTAGATTCTTCTCTTTTTTGTTTTGCTAATAGTTGCTTAGCTTGTTCAAAATGATATTTATATTTTTCATAATGATGCTTATATAAATCTGCATTATTTAAGCCTACATATTTATAAGATGCTTCTAAATGAGCTTCTTTAGCTTTTTGATGATCTTCTAAAGTATGAGCTTGTTCTGATAATTGATTAGCATGCTTGCTTAATCTTTCAGTAATTTGCTCTGGTGTCTCAATAGGAGTTTCAGCTATTGTTTTAGGTTCTTTTTTAGGTTTTTCAGGTTCTTTTGGTGGTTCTGTTGGGGTTTCTGTTGGCTTAGATACATCTTTAGACTTAGATTTGACATTGCCTAATTCTTTGCCATTAAGCTTTCCACCTGCACCGCCTACAACTTGACCTGCGCCATTAATTAATACATGCTGACCTTCACCTTCGCCACCATGTAAAGTAATCCAATGCTCTGAATCGTCATTTTTAATAAAAATATACTCATCTGATCGAATAAGGCTTGTGACAATAGGAATATACCTATCTGGTACTGAAATAAATGAGCCTGTTTTTTTATTTAAGAATCGCATAACTAGCTACGACTAGGACTTGGTACTTTTTCTTCTGGCATAGTTCCTTGAGGTGGCTCATATTCTGCAATTAAGTCTGGATCAAGGTTAAGCTGGCTTTTGAAAAAGTCTGGCATTTCATTGACATTATCTTGCGCCCATTGGAGTGCAATCGCTCTATTTTGTGGATCGATTACTGGCAGCATAGTTCTTAATAATTCGGTAACACCTTTAAGCTTGATTTCTTCTACTTTAACCTTTTCTGATTCTGGTTCTTCAAGTAGTGATTCCCATTCGGCTTTAAATTCATCTTGCCATTTATAGAAGGCTTGCTCATAGGACATCTTGCCATAGACATCTGGGTATTTATTTTGGATAGCTTCAAAGAACTCTCTATTCCATGCTCGGTGCATTACAATCTTATCAAAGAATTTGAATAGACTTTCCATATCTGTTCTAATGCCTTCGACATATTGAACAATAGCTTTTGCATCTTCTGTGCCTTCGCCAAATCCTTGAGTAAAGGCTTCATCTTTTAATAGCATAGCTGGTACATCGGAAGCTGCGGCTACATTCGCAATAATATTATCTCTGGCTGTAGTCATAGCAGTATTAGTGTTATTCATATCTACAGCTTCAATAGATTCATCAATATCTATGGATAATACATTGCCAGTAGCGCCTTCTTGTAAATAGGTTCTTTTAATGCCAGCGGCAGTTTGCATTAACCTATTTACGATTGAGCCTGCTGGTTTTTGTTTAGCGATTAAGAGTCCAGCCTTGAAAGTCACCAAGTCATCGGTAATCATAGATTGAATAAAAGACTTCATTGGGTATAAAGCTCTTAAGAATACTGATCGACCAGTGAAACCGAATGCGGATGACTGGAAGCTTAAATAGATTGGTGTGCCATTAAATACTACACAAGCTCTTGAAGGATGATAAGGCTGACCTGCTGCTGTGGTATATGGTAATGGCTTTTGAAAGTCTGGTGCATTAGGATTCTGATTAGTAACAATCGATCCTGCTAAATTTAATGGGTCGAGTTGGTTGAAGTAAAGATTGAGGTCTTGTAGTTTCCATGGGTCGATAGGTTTATCTGTTGGCTCACCTTCAGCACCAAACACAATAGCACCAGCGCCATAGGCACGATTGATAAACATAGTATCCCTAATATGATTAGTTGCACCTAATTTCTCCCATTCTTTTTCAAATGCTTCGACCAGCATATCTTTTGGTTCTGCATCGACTGTAATTATTCTTTTTTTAGATAGAGCAAGTCTAATTGGTTTTTCAACTAGCTTACCGCCAAGTGGATGATATTCCCATAGTACTTTGCAAAGGTTATATCCTACATCTGTGCCTGGTTGAATCTCACCAGCTTGTAGAATTTGCATGAGTTGTGAACCGACTTCGGTACTATTGACTGTTATATCTGACATAACTATCCTTTAAATATATTGCCAATGATAACCATAGGCAGACTTTAATCTTTTGTTTAAGGCATTTCCAATAGCGCTTATATGAGCTTTAAGTTTGCCATTTTTTTTTAGCCACTTGGCAGAATCGTGCAATGCTTCAAATTTTAATCCAGTTTCGATGCAAATAAAAGGTTTATTCTTATGAGTTCTTAAATACTTCACAAGTTTAGCTTTGGCTGAATCTGTTAATTTATTCCCAATATGGGACTTTTTAAGATTATTGATATGCTCATCACTAAATTTTAAACCGCTTAATCCTTCACCACCATTGGTAAGATTAGCTAATTTATGTCCTAAATTTTTATAATATGCGATTAATTGTATTTCATGGTTTAGAGCATCTTGCTCATATTCCCATCTTGAAACAATTTCTACATCAAATTCATGCTTTTGAGCTATATGCTTCCAATATTTATTTCTACCGCTTAATTTCCATGCTCTATTACTTGTACCTTTGCCAATATAAAATGGCTCTTTAGTATCTGATTTGTAATGAATATAAGTATAGAATTTCATATTAATATTATATCAATAACCATACTTATCACCTACGCCTATCGCAATTCCATAGGTAAAACAATCAAGTAAATCATCGGCTCTTTTATAGGCTTCTTTATCTCCAATGCGGAAGCTTGTGACCTGACTAATCAAATGATTTCTTGAAGCATTTTTGAAAGCCATAGTCTTATCAAAGGCATATTGGCTAATTTTAATCTTCTCTTGATGGAAGTGACCAGAGACTGAAATAGCTCTCTCATCTTTACCCACTGAAGTAAGTCCAGAGTCTATCGCATGGGTATTCCATCCTCTAGTTCTACCTTGCTGGATAAGAATAGATCCTGCTGCTGCATCTTCGATAAAAGTACCAACTGATCCATGCCTTGCCTGTGTGACTTTGGCAAATTCTTCTAATCTTTCAAAGACTGAAGGCATCCATGATTCTAATAATGCGCCATCAATTTGAATTATATCCCAGTCCAAAATAATAATAGGCTGTCCATAGAGTTTATTTAATGCAAAGTAAATAATAGCTGTACCATCATTTTCTTTACCGCCTTTTACTGCGGTATCGATCACTGCATATACTGCATCGCATTTAATAGGATAATCGACTGGCTTTCCATCTTTAAGCATTTTGTCCAGGCTAAAAAAGGCTTCCCCTGACCAATCCACAAACTCTGCTAAATACTCTTGTCTGAATACTAGCGGATGATTTTCCTTCTCAAGCTTTAATAGTTCTTCCTGTGGCAAAAATGGGTTTGTGTGTGTGGGTGCGTGGTAACTTGTAAATCCATGCTCAGGATCATTGCATACTTGCCAAAAGAAGTTCTCACTATCTACACCATTAGGAGTTGATGCTGTAATACAACTTCCTTGATAATCGAGTAAGGCTGGTTTGATAGCGGTCTGCCATACTTTAAGCATATTGGGTTTTGTAAAGGCGGCTTCATCGATAAAAGCTTTATGATACTTTCTGGATCGACCAGCTCTTTCATTTTCAAGAGTCCAAAAATCTAT